ACGCAACAACAACATCAGGACAAAGCCTATTAATTAAGAGTATATCGCATTATCGTGATAACTACAATGATGGTTCTGCAAGTGTCGGTGAATACGGTGCTAGATATGCAGGTCATTTGGGTAATAGCTTACAAATTAGTTCTTGTGGTGGGTCGCGTGCTTTCGAAGCAAACGATACAAGTGCTGGTACAAGCGCTCAGTATCAAACTAATGCAACTTCAGCAATCGGCGGACTTGCTATTGGGGTTACTCAGGCCCAACAATTTGCAGTTGGTGATATAATCACTGCAATTGGATCTGATCTTAATAGATACAAAGTTTCTGCTATTGCATTTGATTCAGGTTCTACTGGAGCTGGTGATCTTACTATTGCACAAGAAAATGATTCCAATTTGGGATTAGTTTCAGCTGTAGCTAGTGGGGCTGCTATAACTAGAGAATGGGAATTCGCATACTTGTTTAATGGTGCACCAGGGACATCTCCCTATGCATCAGCACAAACTCAAGCATGTACGAATGATGAAATGCATATTGTTGTAGTAGATGAAGATGGTAAACTTTCAGGAGTTGTGGGTACAGTTTTAGAGAAATTTGAAAAAGTATCTAAAGGTTCTGATGCGAAAGATGATTTTGGTGCAAGTAACTACTATGTTAATTTAATTGAGAGTTAAGTCAGTATATTTACTGGTTAGATCATCCTAGTACATTTAGTAGTGCTGGAACAGATATGTCTGCAAGGACAGCTGCTTTAGCGTTTGGAACAGGTACTTTACCAGAAGAAAGATCATTTACTGATGGAGCAGATGGATCTGGCACATGGCCAGCTCAACGCTTACCAACTACAGGTCAAAAAATTACAGCATGGGATACACATTTTGGCAGTGCAGACAATCAAGACATAGCTCTGATGGTCGCGGGCACACCATTAGCCGATAACGGATCGGGAGCAGATGTTGCAACGAGAGCCGAAGCAACAACTTATTATAATCAATTAATGGCAATTGCAGACAAGAGAAAGGATGTAGTAGTTTTCTACTCTCCAACTCGAGCTGATGTTGTAGATTCTGGAGTATCAGGAGCAGTTAATGCTAAGACTACTGCAGGAACTATGAGCTCAAGCTCATTTGCAGTCATGGATAGCAATTGGTTATACATTTATGATAGGTACAATGACAGATATGTTTATGTGCCAGCAAACGGAGCCACAGCAGGACTGTGTGCTAGAACTGATCATGTAGCCGATAGCTGGTTTTCACCAGCCGGTATGAATCGGGGTCAAATATTTGGAGTAACTAAATTAGCCTATAACCCAAATAAAGCAGACAGAGATTTGCTTTATAAGAATAAGATTAATCCAATAGTTACATTTCCAGGACAAGGAACAATGTTGTTTGGTGATAAAACCATGGCAGCTACTGACGGTAGTGCATTCAGTAGAATCAATGTTCGTAGATTGTTCATAGTACTAGAGAAAGCAATTTCACTTTCTGCAAGAGCACAACTCTTTGAATTCAATGATGCATTCACAAGAGCTAACTTTAGAGCAGCAGTAGAACCTTTCTTGAGAGAAGTACAAGGTCGTAGAGGAATTTATGACTATAAAGTTATTTGTGATGAAACGAATAACTCACAGGCTGTAATTGATTCAAATCAATTCGTGGCAAGTATCTTTGTGAAACCTGCCCGAAGTATCAATTTCATAACATTAACATTCGTAGCGAGCCGATCAGGTGTGGACTTTGATGAAGTTTACGGCGCTGGATCATAAGGAGGATTGAAAAATGTCAAGTATAAATGAATTTAAAGCAAATCTCCTTGGTGCAGGACCAAGAGCAAATAGATTTAGAGTCTTTATTCCAAGAACTGGTAACGCAATCGAATTTCTATGTAAGACGGCTTCATTGCCAGGACAAACGATTGCGCCAACGCCAGTCAATTTCCGAGGCATGATAGTCAAATTAGCTGGAGACAGAACCTTTGCAGACTGGGAAGTAGCGATCTATAATGATAATGCTTTCACAGCTAGAAAAGGAATTGAAGAATGGATGGAAGAAATAGTTCCATTAAATTCTTCTATAGGTCCAACTGGTTACGATTACATGATTGATAGAGCGACTGTTACTCAACTGGGTAGGGATGATCAAGATATAGCTACTTATGAATTTTTTAATATCTGGCCTTCAGCATTAGGTGATATAGCCTTAGATGCTGCAGGAACAGATGCAATTGAAGAATTTACTTGTACCTTTTCATACTCACATTTTGAACGAACTCTTTAACAGTTCCTTTAAGTGGAGTATAAATATATAATATGGAACTATTTGGATACGAGATAAAACGGAAGTCGAGCGGAACTAAAGCACGTAGTTTCGTTCCACCTTCCAATGATGGAGCCGTCATTGAAGTCGGAAAAGACTTTGGAATGGGCGGTTTCGCCGCGTCTGGTGGAGTCATTGGACAGTTTATCGACATGGAAGGCGGGATTAAAACCGAAGCCGACTTAGTTGCTAGATATAGAACAATGGCCTTAGTGCCCGAATGTGATAGTGCTATTGAAGACATTGTAAATGAATCAATATCTACAAATGATTTAGATTCGCCGGTATCTATTAATTTAGATAGAGTTAA